TGTAAGTGAACACTTGCGCGGACTATCCACAGTGACAGCGATCTGTCAACCACCAGAATTTTCAGCGGTGCTGGACGCTAGATCATTCCACAACATCACCATGGCCAATTGCATCAACTCGCAATCGTGCAAATGGTCCGGCCAACGGTTGTTCCGCTTAAACCACAAATGCTTGATTCGTCCCGCTCGGTTAGCCGTTGGCTTTAGAACGTGGGAATCCAAGTGCTTCCAGTATGTCTCAGAATCAGCCGCAAATGCTCCTTCAGCCTCTAGCGGTGCCGGAAGGCTACAGACTGTCCATTGATTAGAATCAGATCCTTTACGGAGGCGTTGGAGAACATCGCGCATATGCTCCGTGTCGAATACCAGCAATGGTTGCACCGCATCGGTTCGCATTGATGTAGAAGTCGAAATGCCGAATGGATGGATTGCACCAGTCTTGCTGGTAAATCGCGCTCCGCTCTCTCGACCCTTCATCGGCATCCAACCAATGAGCATCGGCTTTCGGAGTCCACCTTCCGGTGGATAGCGTAGGCCGCATGGGTAGGTGATCGGGTTGCTGCTTGTCTGTGAGAATTCAGCGCAAGCGTCGTATACAGCCTGAGTGTTGAAACCTGAGTCAACCCCAACGTCCATGTCGTGGACATTGTATTGCAACTGGACACGACGGAGTGCGGCAAAATCGTCCGCATGACCGGCAGCGACTAGGCGAGAGTTACCTTTGCTCCATTCTCGGCATACCCACCAGATGAACGGAGCAGCGGCTTGAACGTCAGCGGTCAGATATCGTCGAGCTTCTGGAAGGCCGGAATCCGAGACGACCTCGACCCTCTCTTGCTGGCTCTCTTGGTTCTCCCACGGTTCCGCGAGCATACCGTTGATGAACCCTTGCAACCCCATCATCGAAGCTTTGGCTTCCAAGAAGGAGACCGCCAAGTGACCCCAAGTGCATTTGCGATCCGGTGAGTACAGGCTCGAAAGGTGGTAAGATCGAACGCTCGGTAGGCTCGCTTGGTTTTCCGCAATCCATTTACCGTTTCTCAAACCAGCTACTTTTTGGCTGTCACTTATCTTTCCCTGACAGAGCTGGCAGACGTAATGGGCCGATGATCGGATGCGCTGCCAGTCCGGCCTTCCATCCTCAGTCTTTGCGTTGTCCCAAGTGACCTGCCGCCACTCCAGCTTGATGTACTCGGAGCAATGCGGACATGGGATGTAATACCGTCGCTGGTCTCCTCGCAGGAATCGCTGCCAGATTCTACCTTCAGAGGTTGTCGGAGTACTAGTGAAGAACGCTTTCGAGCTTGAGAACGCTTTTAGACGCTGCTCTGCGAGGTCCAACGCATCTGCCTCTTTGGCTGTTGCTTCGGCAAATTTGTCCACTTCGTCAGCAACCAAGATGCGGACAGGACGTGACGCGAGATTTGCCGGTGAGTTTGAACCAACGAAGGTGAGTGTGCAGCGGTCGAACTGCTGCTCCAGATTCGTCATCTGGTCTTTGTCAGAAGGAAACCGCGCAACCAATGCGGGACAGTCTTCCAGCATCGGAAGCCACCGAGATTTTGAGAAGCTGCGAGCCAGATTCTCTGAAGGCATTAGCCACAAAGCCGGACTCGGTTCTGTGTCGATAGCCCATGCGAGACCGGCCATCAGCGTTGTCGTCTTGGAGGTTTGAGAACCCCAGCAGAGCGTAACCTCGGACACTGACGGGTCTTTCCAGCACTCCAATGGTTCTCGGCAATACGGGCGGACAGCCGTTGAGAATGGGCCGGGATGCTCGGTCTGCCTTTGAGTCAACGTGAGATTCGACTCGCTCCATTCCACAACAGTCTGTCGCGGGGACGGACGGTAGATCTGACGACGGAACTCTAGGATTTCACGCTCAAGATCGCGCATCAGAAAAGCTCTGTTTGATTGTCCACGATGCGGTGCTTTCGAGCCTCACTCATATCCAAGAATGCCATACGTTCCTCCACTCCATCCCACAGCTTGTTTCGCAACTGCACGTTGCAACCCCAAGTCGCGTTCTCATTGAAGATTTCAACCATCAGCACCAGACCGTCAGGCTCCAAGTGCAGCACTCCCCAGAGCGGCAACTTTGTGTGCTTGGTGATATCAAGCGCGGCTTGGAGCTTAGACCATGAAATCATCCATTCGTTGTGGAATGTAGATTGCAGCTTGTCTAAGCCATAAGCGCGTGACTTGACCTCGTAGATTCCGGTTATCGTGCCGCTGTTCTGGTTCCAAATGAACCCGTCGATTCGTGAAGGTTTGTCGTCTGCAATCGGAAGGAACCGGAGAGCGGTGTCACGCTCAATAGTTCGCAGCGCGATCTTGTTCTGACGGAGAGCCTCCAGCCCTCTCGGCTTCTGGCAGTTCAGGATTTCCATCAGGCTTTATCAAGAACAGCTTTCTTGCCGGTGAAATCCTCCCAACGCTTTACGATCACGTCGCAATACTTGGGCTCAAGCTCCATCAGACGGGCTTTTCGTCCGGTTTTCTCGCAAGCAATCAGAGTGCTTCCAGATCCTCCAAATAGATCTAGCACTGTGTTTCCGAACAAAGTGGTTTTGTCAATTGCCTCAACCGCAAGAGCAACCGGCTTTTGTGTTGGGTGAACATAAGATGAAGCACTGTCTTTATAGATTGTCCAAACAGAACCAACTCGTTTCCCGCACAGATCAGCACCCCTATGCCACACAAGAGCTACTTCATAGTCGCTGCTGAATGTTTTGCTTAGGTCACCAATACCTCCTCCGGGTTTGTGCCATACAACTATATTTGTCGGATAGCCAAAACCATCAAACATCTCAATCCACTTTGTAATGACCCTCCAACTTGTCCATACAAACACCCACCCATCAGAGAAGGCGTGAATAATTGGCGAAATGTCTAAAAACTTGTCATCGTTTTTAAGAACAGAAAACTTATCAGACTTTGTTCTCTTGTTTGATTGGTACTCAACACCATAAGGAGGATCTGTGAAAACCATGTCAGCCTTAGATCCAGCCATCATTTTCTGAACTGCATCAATACTGGTAGAATCTCCACACATCAGCCGGTGGTTACCAAGAATCCAAACATCTCCAAGCTTTGTGATCGGCTCGACCGGAACTTCTGGAGTCTGGTCTGGATCGGTTTCTCCTTCGACAACTTCTGGTTCGAGCAACTCGGCAAGTTCCTCGTCCGAGAATCCGGTGAGGTCCATGTTGAAACCGTCATCCTGCAAAGACTCAAGTTCAGACCGCAACATCTGGTCGTCCCATCCAGCATTCAGAGCCAGCTTGTTATCGGCAATGACGTAGGCTCGGACTTGAGATGGAGTTAAGTGTCCGAGTCGGATGCACGGAACTGTTTCAAGCCCAAGCTTCTTTGCCGCCATCACTCGACCGTGACCGGCAATGATTGTTCCATCTGCATCAATCAAGACTGGATTTGTGAATCCAAACTCTCTGATTGAACCGGCAATCTGCGAGACTTGCTCGTCAGAATGCGTTCTGGAGTTGCGAGCATAAGGAATGAGCGTTGAGACCGAGACCTGTTCGATTTGGTGTTGTGTCATTTCCAAGGATCTGTCTGGTGGAGTGTCTTAAGGCAAACTTCTTGAACCCATCTTTCCAATTCGTTCTCAGCGTGTTCTGGGTCATGCGGTGCAATGCGACCGGCAAGCTGCTTGGGCATCGACTTGAGCAGTTGAGCAACGGAGCCGTCATGGTCCTGCATGACTTTCTTGACCCAATCACCGGAGACCAGCCGTTTCTCTCGTTCCGCTAGGTCTAAAACGTCTTTGCGAGCGTTGATCAAGTTCTTAGCAGCGGTTGCGTGAACCGAGACCATGCGAGCGGCATCCAGAGACTTTGAGCGTAGCGATTGAACCGCGAGACCATAAGACGCTCGCTCAATCTGCTTTTGCCGTTCATAGGCCCCCTGCGGAGTGCTTTCAGCGACTACAGATGGATTAACCGGAGCTTCCGATTCTGGTGGCCGATATGGACCCTCAGAAGGCTCTGAACGAATGTGGCTGGCTTCGATAGCCGCTTTCCTCCGTTGAGCCGATGATCCACGCCAAGCGTCGGCTGCTTCCGCTGAGTCCAAAGGCATACCCTTTGCGACCAACTGAGAAACGCGACCTTTGGTGAGGCCAGAGTGTTTGACGTACTCGCTTTGAGTCATCGAAGAGTTTCAGGAAGATCTTCGGATTTCGCTTTCAACAGGTCAGCCAAACCCTTCGCAATCGTGCGTCGAGCTGGGTTGTCGTCGTCCGGCGCGTAATGCGCTGCCACAAGCTCGCAGGTCGTCCGATTTGCGCGGATTTGGGCGAGATGCCAACGCAAAGTGTGATGACCAAAATTCAGCATGACGTATTGAGCAGCGATAGACATTTGGCTGGTTTATTTATAAATAACGAGTTTGATCGCGGAGAAAGATCGGTCTCGCGCGATCACC